GATACTATACATTCATATATAATCCTAAAACTCCTAACATTCCATATGATTCAAATCCATTGGTTGGAGTTACTGAAATATTTGATTGGGGTTTTCGTGGTATCAATTTTCATTGGGGTCAAATAAGAAAATATACATGGAATGAGATCTCTGGTGGACTTTATGAAATCAATTCTGATGAGCTCGCTGATGCTAGAGAGATTCCTTTTGGTCATATCCGTCTAAATAGTTAAAAAACAATAATGTCAAAGAAATTTTCGCCGTTAAGATATCCAAATGCCCGTATTGACACTGATAGTGATTACTTGGAACTAAGAGTTGTGGAGTACGAACCACCAGGTTTTGATGCAAGTGGGGAATCACAATTAATACCTAACTCCACTGATGCATTACAAGAAAATATCGAAAATCCATTAGGTTTTATATTTTTACCAATTCCAGAGAACATACAAGATTCAAACGCTGTAAACTGGGGAGATGACAGTATTAATGGACTTGCTGCGATAGGTATGAAAGGAGCGATAGAAGCGATAAAAAATCCTAATCTTTTAGATGGTCTTAAAAAGGGAGGACAAACAGTTGTTGGAGGATTGCAAGATGTTATGTCCGATGCAAATGCGAAAGGCGCAGCAACATCATTTTTTGCAGCAAAAGCAGTCAATGTTTTAGGCGGTAATACATCATTAGACGGAGTTTTAGCAAGATCCACAGGACAAATCATTAATCCAAATATGGAATTATTATTTGGTGGTGTAACAATAAGATCTTTTAGTTTTTCATTCGACTTGGCACCAAGAGATGAAAGAGAGAGTGATACAATCAAAAAAATGTTGAGAATCTTCAAACAAAATATGCAAGCAAAGAAATCATCAGATGGTGGAAGTTCCTCAGGTTTATTTCTTCGTTCACCAAATGTCTTTCAACTTAATTATAAGACAGGTCGTAGAAATCATAACTTCTTACATAAGTTCAAACCAATGGCACTTTTGAACATGGCTGTTAATTATACGGGTGCAGGTACATATGCAACTTATGATGACACCACACCAGTTCATATGAAACTTGATTTATCATTCCAAGAATTAAGTCCTGTTTACTCTGAAGATTATGATTCTGAAGAAGGTAAGGAAGGAGTTGGATTCTAATGAGTTATTTTAGAGAACTACCAGATTTTGAATATCAATCACCATTTGCGGATAATATTTCAGACACAGAATACGTAACTGCAAAGAATATCTTTCGCAGAATGAAATTACGTGATGATTTAAAAAATATATTTACCTTATTCAATAAATATATTATCAATGAAGGTGAAAGACCTGATACTGTTGCAGAAAAAGAATATGGTAAGTCAGATTTAGATTGGGTTGTATTATTATCATCAGGAATTATTAATATAAGAAATGAATGGCCACTATCGAGCAAAGATCTTTATGATTTTGTTTTAGAAAAATATGGTAATGAAAAAGATTTTGTACACCACTATGAAACAAAAGAAATTA